TTTTTAATGCTATAATATACTATGTTCTTTGTATTCCAATTATGGGATGTAGAAACTGCGACAACGTATCAATGGAAGACTATGAGAATGCAATGTTTGCTCATATGATAACAGAACGACGTGGTAAGTGGTACGTTCGATGTGATAATGGTAAAATAGAGGAGTTCGCATCACATAATGATGCAAAAGAGTTTATCTTCAACGGTGGTGCACAATGACCAAAGGTATTATTAAACACAGAAGAGACTGTGATACATTCATTAGAGAATATCCTGGTCACGCACCAGATATATTTTGTGACTCGCTTATAAAGTATTGTAATGAGTTACGTGAAGGTAAACTCAGAAATGAAATGAGTATGAAGAATGAAGGTGTATCTGAAGATCAACGTAAAGACTTCTACTTCTTTCTAACTGAGGGTACATTACCTAACCTACGTAATACATTACTACAAGAGTGGTCTAAACTAGCATCAGAACAATACATCGAAGAGTTTCAACACATTGGTACATTTGATTATTGGTTATCAGTAGCCAAGATACAAATGACATTACCAGGCGAAGGATTTCATCGCTGGCACTTTGATAATGGTGGGTTCGTTAATTTCTCAAGACAGTTTGTGTTTATTACATACTTGAATGATGATTATGAAGGTGGTGAGACTGAGTTCTTAGATCAAGGTCTCAGAGTTACACCAGAGAAGGGCAAGACAATAATATTTCCAGCAGGATATACACACAGACACCGTGGCAATCCTCCCATTGGTGGTCCAAAGTATATTGCTACAACGTGGGCTAATGTATTACCACGTATTGCTGATTACGATGCTACTTGTATGGCTCACGAGTCTATTCAGCCACCAGAGCAAACAATAAACTATTGGAAAGCAAACTAAAAAAAGAGGACTATTTCTAGTCCTCTATAAATTTCCTTGGATTTGACATATTTTGTACGTATTCTATTACTTGATCTCGTATCTGTAACACATCATCAATACATTCTTGGTTATGTGCACAAGATCTAAGATGATGATCAGGTTTGAATAATGATTCAAGTAGTATGCTTTTGGCACGATCCCACTTCTCATATGATGTAAGTGGATGATCTAATGATTTCTGGTCTTTCATTCTGTGTTCAAGTTAATTAAAATGGTTGTCAGGTCAGGATACTTAACATATGCTGATTTCACTGCGGTAGATGGATCAACACAACTATGTACTATCTTAGTCCATTGTAGTTTATGATCTATCTTAGATAGTACATTTACTTCCCATTTCTTCTTCTTAGAGGGCATTAACAACCCTCCGAAGTATGTTCAAATTCCATCTCTCCATCATCATTATAGAACCAACACATCTCACCACCAAACTCATCAGTATTATCATCTTCCCTTACACTCTCACTACGATACGCATAATGTTTTGCCTGTTCAGTATGCACACTCGCTATCAATTCATTAACAGCTTCTAACTGTGTATGATGATAGTCTTGGAGTTCATAAAGTGCTTGCTTAACATCAGACATTAACTCAGATGGTCCTCCTTCAAGATACTGAGTTACAATATGATATAACTCTTTATATCTCTGTGTCGCACCATCCGTTGTCGATACGACTGGCAGCTCTTTCAAGCTTGGAGTAGAGATCACTACATTTGACTCCTGTATATTTCTCTGTTGAGAATTGTTGACTGGAGCTGAGGTGTTGGAGGGCATCGGACAATACGGATAGTTCTGATTTGTTAAGAAGCACTTTAAGAAGTCTCATTTAATTGTATCAACCACTATACTATAATTATACAGTGGAGGGGTGCTTACGCAGCCCCTTGAACAGGATTTGCTAACTGAGGGATAGTGTTGAAATCAGTCACTTCCCAACCGTAGTTAACACGATCGTTGACTTCATTCTTTAACTCAGTTTTGTTAAAGATCCTTTTGCTTACAGTACGTCCATTAAGGGACAATACCTCTAGCAAATAACGATAAGACACTTCACCAAATGGTAATCTTACAGGATAGAAATCTGCTTGCTGACCACTGTTGTTACGAAGTTGCATAATGTTTTGGGGTTTTCCCTTGACTACTCATATATTATAGCAAAAAAATACCCCCTAACAAGGGGGCTTGTGACAGTTTGTAATGTGGTCTATCTGAGTGCTTTTGCGTTCGATCTGATGTATGATGCACAGATATTATCACCTAGACGAGGATCTGCTGCTTGCTTAGCTCTTGATTTGAGCTTATTATACTTCTGTTCCAGTCTAGGACGTAGATAATCGTATACTTGTTGACCTTTAAGGTGCCACAACTCTACTATATCTCCGTGTTCATAGCGTGCATAGTAATGATCATCGTATTTCAAGAGCTTTTCTTCTCTTAAATACTCATCTTGCTCCTCCCACGTATCCTTAACACTAATGCCATTGTACGTAGCGTTGATGTTATCATTGATTGTTGACTTGTATTCTACTGGTTCACCCTGATCATATGCATCTGCACCACTATATGTGTCTGCTACATCGTGACCAAGTTCAATGGCCATATGTATTTCACGTGACCTAGCATAAGAGAATGGGTCACCCCATCCCTGATCTATACACACATCATACAATCCCTTGAAGCATTCTAGATACTTCTCACGTGCTTCTTCTGGTGTGTACTTAGTCATCTTCTACCTCTAATCCTTCTAGATCTTCTATCATTCTAGCAGGTACAGTGTGTAGTCCTCCTATGAGATAGTAATGGTCTTTGATACCTTCAACTGTTTCTTCTCCAAGATAGAACAGTTCATTAGCAGGGAAACTATGCTCCCTCAACATTGCTTGTAGTTGGAGGTGTATCAACTCTCCTCGTGATGGTACATTTAGTCCAGTCATTACGATAGATTAGTACATTTACTTGTGAGTAACCGTGTAATTTGTCGGGATCATCCCACTGCTTTACACATAGCGTGAAGTATTGTGGACACACAAAGGTGATGAATCCTTTATCATCACCGCAATCAACGTGGTCTCCAATGTTAAACTTCATAGGCATTAATGGCGTGATCTTTTATGTAGCAGGGTTGATTAGTCAACCATTTAGCATACTCAGGATCCTCAATAGCCATATCCATTTGAGTTTGATTATCAAAATAGTAAGCATCAATCCAACGCTTAGAGTATTCACTCATCACTTGTAAGCGATAGTCTCCCTTACCATTCTCTAATGTTCCGTTCTGTACGTAACGAAACCCATTTTGTTGTAGGATTACATCCATCATTGCTCCTCCCAGTAAATGCCGTGGATAGTGTTAAACTCTTCAATGTTCAGATAATCATCATCGTGGATGTCTGAACTGGATGTGCATAGAAACTCGTATGCAAAGTAGTCAGTACTGACACCTAGAGTGTCACAAGTCTCAAGATACTCTCCTGCTTGTGCATCTGTCATCTCACAGTGGTCAATGCAGAACTCTAGGTCTCGTAAAAGGTAATTTAATGCGGATTCCATTTGTAGAGGGTGTAGATTAGGACTATTGTGCAAATTAAAATGCACGAAAAAAGGACAATTAGTGTGTTCATCGGAGGTATAGGTAACCTCCTGCCCAGTCTGCACGTGCGTAACACTCTTCACGCTGCTTGATGATGCGTAAATCATATCTCACATACTTTGTGTGAGGTGATTTCCAAGATGCTGGCTTATAAACCTCACCAGTCTTCTTGTTAACAAATGCGTGGACACCAGAGTCACGATAGTTACCTGATCTTCTGTCAAACTCTTGATGAATGATCTTGTAGTACTTACGACCTTCCTCAGATCTAAAGCAATCAGGGTATCCCTTGAAGTCAGGATTAAAACCCATTCTATCGCAGTATGCAAGGTAATTAGCGTCAAGTGCCTTGATAAGGTCATTTACCCAACGCTCGACTGGTAATACTGTTGTGGTCATCAGTGCTCCGTTGTGTATGATACTATTATAATGGATGGAGTGACCAATTCAACCAGTACTGTGACAGTTTGAGAACTGGACAGTAAATCCACGGTTGACCTTGCTTGGCATAGCATTAAATGCTATAGTGTAACGAATTGTATCATTTTCATTTGGTGTAATAATATGCTGTAGATCTGAAGGGAAAATGACCATACTACCATCTCTAGCAGGATATGGATGTGCCATATTAATATCCTCAGTCATTTTCAGTGCTTGTGTATGATAACTATGCTCCTTCACAAACTGCATCTCTTGAGTACATCCTGAAAGAAATACTACTCCACTAAACAGAGACCACGGATGTCTATGAAGAGTATTAAACTCTCCTTGCTTGTACCTATTAATCCAACAGGTAGTAATTGTCATATCCTCCACGTAACTACCGTGGATACCCTTATTGATCTCATTCATTTGCTGCTCTGCCCACTCAACAAATCCAGTGGACATAACTTCACTAGTTAAATGATATGCCTTTGCTCCACCACTATACTGCTCTGTATACCCATCCCTATCAAAATCTATGGAGGGTATCATATTCATTAGAGCAGAGTATATCTGAGGTGGTAGATCCTCCTCAAATATAACTGTTGGTAGTATGCCTATGGCCTTCATTCTGTTACCTTAAGGTAAACTCCAATCGTTGCTGCAAATGCAACATAAGACCAGAATAAAATGTATACTATCACACTACACCCCACTCATTCTTATCAACAGAGTGATTACAGTTTAAGCAAGTTAATGCACTCCAACTAAAATGAAATACTCTTGCTTTGTTATCACATTCAGGGCAGACTATGGTCTTCCCAGTTCTACCTGCTCTGGTATAACGATTAACGTTGTTCATCTTGTTACCCTCTCGTGTTGGATAGGATCACCTGCGGTCATCTTCCAAATCATTTGATCACCCTCTCGTGAGAGTAATTGTTTACAAATGCGGAATGCTGTGTTAATGTCTGCACAGTAAACCACGCTGTCTGGGTCAAATGTTGCCCAGTTTGCTGGTTGAACTGCAAATGCTCTAGGGTCTGTCATTGTACCTCGTTGTTATAATAGTATTATAGCATTAAAAAACCCCCTGTGAAGGGGGTTGTATGACACTTATTGAACTGCCACACGATCTGGAACTTTGAATCCAGCATTCTGTACAATGTTCACTACAAATGCCTCAAGAAATATGAGGGGAATTACCACAAAGTCAAAACCACGTAATTTCGTGATGTCTGGTCGTGATACCTCAGTTGGTTGTGTGGGTGTTGCCTCAGTCACCTTTGTTGCCTCTGCTACTGTAGTATTTAATACAGTTGGTGTTTGTGTTTTAGTTGCTGCTGTTGCAGGCTTCTTAGCAGTGGACTTACGTGTGCGGCGACGAGTTGAGGATGTGGTCAAGTGCGAAACTTGCGAACTGAACCTATTATAATGTATTTCAGTTGCTTGTCAGCATACCTTGTGACAGTTATTCTTCTGACACAACCAATTTATTCAGTATACTATCTGCGTGTGCCTTCTGAAGGTTCTGAAATTGCTCTCTTTTCACGTGGTCACTACAGTTATTATATTTCTCTGCTGTCATAACCTCGGCAAACATATGCTTGTAGGTTCGTAACAATTCTTTAAGATACCCACGTTCATCTCTTGTCAAGGACACATCAGATGAATCTATAACGTGAACAGGTGGTGTGTTTAAGGCAGGTGATGAATGTGCTCCCATAGTATTGTACAGTGTTGTGTTGATCCTAACACATATTTATCGGTACCAACCTCAATTTTATATTATCTTAAGACTGTTTGAATTGAATCATTGACTTTGTACTAGTTGTGAAACTGCCCACTAGAGTAATATCATCACCAGCAGTCTTGTTAGAATATGCTCCACAGTCTGCTACAACAGTATCAGCAGTCCACCAGAATCGTGTACCATCACGGTAACTACTGCTAGTAGCAACACTCATCTCAGTAGAGAACAGTGCTTTACCTTGAATAGTCATAGTTACATCAGGCTTAGCCCAAGTAACAGCGTGTGATCCTGCTGTGACTGTACTAACTGAACTCTTCAGTGACATATCCATAGGTATCTTGGCAGTCAATAAGTTACGATCATTAGGTGTACCAGAATCAGCACACACAGAAGAGATCATTATTGTACCATATTCAGGTCCATTGATACACAAACCAGCTGGTTCAGTAGTACCAGAGGTACTGAGTTTAGCAATTGCTGTTGCATTAGCACCATCGGGTGACTTATTCTCGAAGTAACTATTACCACCATCAGCATTTTGAACTGTAAGGTTAGTAGATGTTATCTCTGCAATATATGTGTCTAGTTGAGAGAATTGATTAGTAACAGATGTTAGAACATACAGTCTATCATTCCAAGATTGCTTATTCTGGAATCTAAGACCAGGATTATTACCTATGTTACTAGAACCAGTATAAGTATAGTCTTCTAGTTCAGCAATACTCTTAGTTACTCCTGGTTGTTCAACGAATCCCCAACGTAAATCCTTAACTACATCAGCACCTTGTAGATTGTTAAGTACAAAACTAGTTACAGACCAAGGATGATTCTGATAGTTTGAATAGTTTGTTGATCCATCCTGTTCAGTATTACATATCAATACTACACCATTAGTCTTGCTTGATTGTGTTTCTTGTCCACCAACTGCAAATTTATATCCCCAAGGACTAGGACTAGTATTCTGTGTAGCATCTAGACCATCTTGGAATCGGAATGTATTTAACTGAAGGTCATCACCGATAACATATCCTGAACTGTCACTCCCTGTGGTAACATTAGGAGTAGAGCCAGAATATTCAATAATACCATACATACCACGAGTTGTAGTTCCTGTTGTATCATAGAGTGATCCTGCATATCCTACAAATAGTTTATTACTACCATTACTATCATACTGCATCACATCAATACCAAATACACCATCTATTTGGTTATTAGATACAGCAGCACCTACTTCAAAAGATGTACTAGCAACTGATGTACTAGGTAATGTAACTGCTCCGCTACCAGCAACTGATAGAGGTATACAACTAACACTTCCGTGTTGTGTTGGTATAGATGAGTTAACTGATGTATAATGACCACCAACAAATAGTTTAGCAGTGTTAGAACTATCCAATGTCACTGCACAACAATGAATCTGATAGTTATCAGCAGCATCAACTAGTGATGTATTATCATTATTAACTACTCTATGATCCCATTGATATGTTAAATCCTTATCATAACAAACAATATATCCTGCACCATAAGCATTTGAATTATCAGTATCAGCAGTCCATCCAACTGTGTAGATATTTCCTACTTCATCAACACATACATCCTTAGGATAAGTATTAAATCCAGTATCATATACTCTACTCTCAACACCACCAGTAGGTCCGTGACGTGTTAGTATCTGTTTACGGATTGTAGTACCATCATAATACTGCGATACAGTAACTATTCCATTAGGATGTTCGTGCTTTTTAATTCTGGATGTTGCTGGTACACCATCATCACCTGTTAATTTAGTATATGTTGCAACATCAAAGTCAGTTTGTGCATTGTCAGTACTAACAAGCTTGTCAACATATAAATTGCAAGGGGCAGATGCTTTTGGTTCTATTTGTCTCGTACTTCCAGTAGTTTCTTCCATTGTTTGCATAAAGACGCTACTAGAACTACGTCTCTCTGCTCTATCCCACACTCTATTCTGTGTTACATCCAACTGCAATTGAGTGGTAGGTGCATCCCATAGGTATCTACCATCATATGTACCAGAATCCAGAGTTACTAGTCTAGCAGGACTAATACCAGTTGTAGTTTGATATCCTGTAGTTATAGTTTGTTGATCAACATTAGTAGGTTGAGGTTTAGTAGCATTACTACCATTAGTATTCCATAATGTACAACATCTTAGTACCTTATATGTCTCAAGTCTTTGAGCATATGTTATACCAACATCATACATTACTTCTTCCCAACATCTAACTAATGTTGCAGGAGTATAAGTTAATCTTCTTAATCTTGTGATGCCAGTTCCATTAGGTGGCTGTTGATCTTTAACAACAATTGGTCCTATTAAATCACCATTATGAGGTAATTTTAATAAAATATTATCAATATAATGGCCAGATGATCCAACATTACTATCACTAACGTGACGTGCAGTTATTATCATATTGTTGAAGGCATCAAAGTTGATTCTATCTAACAATACACCACCATTATCTTCTGCTTGATAATAATATGGTGGGAACTCATTTGAATTATTTGTTTCGTATTCAGATATATTATCTACTAAACTTCTCACTTCTCTGATATAATCTATACTACCATCGAAATTAATCTTTGCAACGAATCCAACGTAAGTATTTTTATTACGATATGGTGCAGATGTAGGAATCCCTTCACTTTGATAAACTACATTTCCAACATAATATATTCCATTGGTAAATACAACACTATCAGAAACTGAAATTTCTGGTTGCCCTACAGTTCTCCAAGCCCCAGTCAATCCACCATTCTGATTGTCATTGGCTGCATCTCTAATTCCTCCGTGTGGTATGGCAAAGAATGAGCGAACCCATTCCATTCCACCAACACTCTTATTAACCTTATGTAATTGTACAAAGTTAGCATACCTAGCTGTAGATGAATAATGACCATCATTGGATCTGTAAGAAGTACCACCACCAAATATATAATTGTCGGGTGGTTGTAATCCAGCAGTAGTTACATACTCATATTGTACACCAGCAGACTCTTCCTTCTGTACATTACACACCTTAGGTGGTGATACTTTAGTGTTATCACCATACTGTATAAGATCAAAGTCAGTAGTAGTGAAATCATACCTTAAGTATGCACCAGTATTTTCAGTGTCATAGTTAGCATTCGTACCTGTATCACAGAACTTATAATATGAACTGCTACTAGCAACTCCACTTGCACTACCAGCCACATTATACATACGTCTCTCGTATGTGGTACTAGTCCAAGGTATTAATAGTTTACCACTACTATCAAATGTTATCTTAGCATTTTGTTGCCATCCACCAGGATATACTAACTCTCTAGCACTGATTGAGACACCAGTATAAGGTATCTTAAGTATGTGCATCGTACTTCTAGTCAATGACAAGTCAGTACCAGTAGCATTAGCAGCAACTAAGATATAAAAATGAAAGTTAGAATCATCCATCAATATATTTGATGTTGACTGTTGTCTACCACCAAAATGAGGACCATCTAATGAATATACATCTTGTGCTCTTTGAGCAGTTGTATCTACACCAAGAGTAGCATACGTCTGACTCGTATCACGAAGTGATGTTGCGTGGTTAGCACCTGAGTTTGCACCATAACCTCTACCAGGATGTCCTACTGTTCTAATTAATTGTAGATCTGGTGCACCCAATAATCCTGGATCACTTTGATCTGAATTACCACCACTCCTATTAAAGAATACATTACTATGTGTAAATGTTCCACTATTACTTTGCTGTACCTTATTCAATGCAGCAGGATAGGTAGATGCATTAGAACTCACATAAGTATTCTCCCAACTTCTACTACCAGATGCATTAAACTTTATAAAACGATACTGTGTATCATTGGTAGTATCATTCCAAGCAGCAGTAGTATCATCTGTTCTCTTACCATTGTAATTATTTGCACCACTAAGATCGTTTGTCTCCATCACACAGATAAAGACACTATTATCTGATTGATTACATCCTATTGCACAAGGATATACATTCTTGTTAGATGATATAGTATATTGCCAAGATACACCACCAATGGCACCAAACTTAACAATGACAGCATTATATAATCCTGTTAAAGCATTTCTCTCTCCATTAAGAGCGTAAACCTCACCAGAACTTGATGTTGCTACATCAAACATTCCAGTAGGTTTACGGTAACTAGCAGCATTAAGTGTATCACGCTTCGCTTCAAAGAGCGTGTAGAAATTGCCTCCAGTACCAGAGGCCATTAGTTTACCAGAGAATAATGCCATTGTTTAGAACTCTTGACCAGAAACGAATCCGTAGTAAATTGTACCACCGTTAAATGTGGTGAATAAAAATATATCAGTAGCGTTAGGATTAGTAGATACTGTTGGTATAACACCACCAGCCCATTTAACTGTACGACTAACAAAGTTAGTTAGATCCACAGTTCTACCACCAGTAGCATCTTGTGTTAACACAAGCACAAAACTAGTTGACGCTCCAGATTGTTCTCCTGATAATTGAAATCCTGTAACATTCTCACTGAGTGTGACAGTATGAATAGATGCCGATGTAAGATCTAAACTTACAGTTCCTGATGATATACTATTAGCCTCAACCTTTTCTGAATATGATGGTACGTGTAACCTAGCAGGAGCACCACCAAGTTCAAATGTAAAGTAATCATTTGCTTCCTTAAATGCTAGTTTAGCATTCAGTTCACTACCTCTTTCTATTTCAATACCAGACTCTTGATCTGCGTGTTGAATACCAGTACCAGTTTCACCAGAGTTGAGAACAATAGTATTATCTGCAATAGATGTATTCGTTGTAGATACTGTAGTCTGAGTGCCTTGCACAGTAAGATTACCTGTGATCGTGGCATTAGGTGCTGTCAGTGTGTCTGTTGCAGCATCATACGAGAACCCTGTCTCTCCACCAAAACCTGTACCAGTTTTATACTGGATTTGTCCGTCTGCACTACCACCTGAGGCAGACTCTGTACCACGTGCTAAGTAATTCCAACTTGCGTGTGGTGTATTGTTATTTCCAGGGTCGTTCCCTGTACTGTTGGCTACACAGATATATGCTGACGTAGTTGCTCCATCATAGAAACTAACAGCATCATCAGGTTCATAAGCAGTACCAGAAGCATACGTGCCTAACCACTTGATTTTTATCTTGCCAACATCAATTGTGAGTGCCATTTAACCCAAAAGATACTTGTTCTCTTTACCTATTTAGTCTTACATATCCTGCGTGTTTGTGGAAGGGAATGATCGGTTCGATCCCCATATAATCCTTAGTGCTCCTATGCTTCCAGATATACCATTACCTCCACCTCCACCTGATCCAGGTCCGAGATTAATAAAGGTTCCCCATTGTTGTGGTTCACCACCTGAACCACCCCAGCCACAGTGTGCATATGCCTGACCAGCAGTACCTTGATATGTTCCAGGACATCCTGGACCATTGGAACCTTGACCTAAAAGACCAACGCCTCCTCCAGCACCGCCTTCCCAAGAAGCACCGCCAGCACCACCTCCAGCACCACCAGATCCATCGCCACCAGTTGTTGCTCCAGAACTAGTTCCTTGACCTCCTTGACCGCCATTGCCACCATATCCACCAGCTCCTCCTCCACCGCCACGATATCCGTTCGCATCTCCACCATTACCACCATTACCACCACCATCTCCTACATAACCACCACCAGCACCACCATTATTACCAGTACTCATAGCTCCTCCTCTACCGCAAACAGTAGAATCACTTATAAACCACGTGTCCTCACCATCACCTTGAGGACCAGGATTACGACCACCAACTTTAACAGTATATTGTTGACCTGGTGTTACTGAAATATTATTCTTCCATCCAAGTCCACCACCACCATCTCCACCTGCTGTGCTTTCGTTACCACCAGCACCAACTGCTACAAC